CGACAAATTCTTGGAGCCACAAGGGCCCAACAGGGTTGTCAACACCGGCTTCACCAGCATCGAAGTGTTCAACAGTCAAGTGCTTGTCAGCGAGCGCCTCACACTTAACATTCCCCACCAATACACATGGCAGCCACTCCCGAAGCAAAAGTAAAGAAGCAAATCCGCGCCATCCTCGATGAGCACGGCGTGTACTACGCGATGCCGATCGGCACGGGCTACGGCAACTCGGGCGTGCCTGACTTCCTGTGCTGCGTGCATGGCAAGTTCCTCGCCATCGAGGCCAAGGCGGGTAAGGGCAAGACCACGGCCTTGCAGGACGCACACATTGCACGCATTCACACGGCTGGCGGCGTGGCCGTGGTGATTAATGAAGCGCTAGTTTCAATGCTGCCCGGGCTGCTGCGAACAATGAAAGAAAACAATGAACTCTAAACTCGCGGCCAAGTGCATGGCAGAACTGACCGAGGACGTGAAGCACATGGACGAGTCGGCGCAAGCCAGCTTCGCTTCGCTGCTGCCGCTTCTCTCCAAGCTGTACCGCCGGGACTCCACCGTCAAGGGCGTGCTGATCTTCTGCGACGCTGACAGCCAGACGATTGTTCGCATCAACGCGGACGAGTACGAGGCCAACGGCATGCTGCACACGGCCATGCCGCTACACGAAGAACTATTAAAGGCCGAAGCGCCTGACTGCGGGAGATTGAATTGAGTGCACCGTTTGACCGCATCCTAGCGATTGACTTCGAGACGCGCTGGTCGAAGGCGGACTACACCCTGTCGAAGCTGACCACTGAGGAGTACATCCGTGATCCCCGATTCAAGGCATTCGGTTTCTGCGTACACGAGTTTGGAAGCGCTGACCCCATTCGATGGGTTCGAGGAGATGACATACCTGAGTACGTTTCTGGAATCGACTGGGGACGAACCGCCGTCCTTGCGCATAACGCCCAATTCGACGTTTCCATATTGGGGTGGCACTACGGGGTTGTACCAGCATTCATCTTCGACACACTATCAATGGCGCGAGCTTTACGCGGCGTGGAGGTTGGCAATTCCCTTGCCAAACTCGCAGGAGATTTTGGTCTTCCCGAAAAAGGGCGAGCCGTACACAGTACTGATGGACTCAGTGAACTGGATCATCAGATTGAGGGAGAACTTGCGGAGTACTGCAAGCACGATGTCTTTCTATGTGAAGAAATATTCAAGCGACTGAGCGCAGGCTACCCCAAGAGCGAGCTACGCCTGATCGACATGACGCTCAAGATGTACACCCGCCCGCTGCTGGAGCTTGACTCCGACATGCTGGAGAACGCCCTTGTTGAGGAGAAGACGAAACGTGAAGGACTCTTACAAAAGCTCGGCGTGGATGAGGCTGTTCTGGCGTCGAACCCAAAGTTTGCACAAGCGCTCCACGCGCTTGGGGTTGAGCCGCCTACAAAGATTAGTCGGACAACTGGCAAGAAGACCCTTGCGCTGGCGAAAAACGACGCCCTCTTTCAGGCATTACTTAACGGGTCCAACGAGGACGTGGCGCTCCTATGCGAGGCGCGCCTTAAGGTTAAGTCCACAACCGAGCGAACCCGGGCCCAGCGCTTCCTAGACATCTCCCGGCGTGGCAAGCTGCCCGTGCCCCTGTCCTACTACGGCGCGCTGTCCGGGCGGTGGACCGCCTCCAAGGGGAGCGCCATCAACATGCAGAACTTAAAGCGCGGCTCGTTCCTGCGCAAGGCGATCATGGCCCCCGAGGGGCACCAGTTGGTGGTGGGCGACCTGTCCCAGATCGAGCCCCGGGTGCTGGCATGGCTGGCTGACTACGACGAACTTCTTAGCATCTTCAAGTCGGGGCAGGATGCGTACGCCCAGTTCGGCGCGCAGATGTTCGGCATCCCGGGCATGACCAAGGAGACCCACCCAGACCTGCGGCAGTCGGCCAAGAGCGCGTTGCTCGGGTGCGGGTATGGCCTTGGCTGGGCGAGCTTTGCCGCGCAGCTTCTCGTTGGCTTCCTCGGGGCCCCGCCCGTGCGCTACAGCAAGCCGTTTGCACAAAAGCTGGGGGTGAACCGCGAGTACGTCGAGCGCTTCCTGAACAACGAGGAGAACGTCCAGAAGATGCTGGACATCCCGCACACCTGCACCGACGAGGAGTTGCTCACGCACTGCGTGGCGGCCAAGCGGATCATCGACATCTACCGCGCCACGGCATGGCCCGTGGTGGCCTTCTGGGAACTGATGGGGCAGCTTCTATTGAAGAGCCTTGTCGGCGGCGAAGAGGTCGTGTATAAATGCCTTACCTTCAAAAAGGAGGAGATCGTATTGCCCAACGGCATGCGGCTCCTGTACCCGAACCTGCGGCAAGTCAAGGACAAGAAGACCAAGCAGTTGCAGTGGGTGTACGGCGCGGACGAGACCAAGCTGTACCCGGGGAAGATCACGAACAACGTGGTGCAGGGCACGGCGCGGATCGTGATGACGGATGGGATGCTACGGGTGAACAAGAAGTACCCCATAGCAGGCACGGTGCATGACGAACTGATTGCAGTTGTGCCTGATGAAGAGGTCGCCGACGCTAAGACTTGGGTCTTGGCGCGAATGACCATGGAGCCGAGTTACATGCCGGGGATACCTCTGGCCGCTGACGGTGGCGCACACCGCCGATATGGCCTAGCCAAGAACTAAGGAGAAGCAATGGAGATACCAAAACAAGTCACAGTGGGCCGCACCAAGTACACGATCAACGTGTCACCCCATGCCATCAGTCACCGCCACTACGGCGGCATCCATTACGGCAACGCCAGCATCTACGTGGCGCAGCGCGCGCCGTACACCCGAGACCTTGTGTCACCCCGTGTCATGGCCCACACTTTTTGGCACGAGTTGACGCACGCCATCCTGCACGACATGAAGCACCCGCTGTCCGCTGACGAGGTCTTCGTCGAGAAGTTCTCCAAGAGGCTCAACGATGCAGTCCACAGCGCCAAGTTCTGACTGGGATGACGACGCTGTGACATCGCTGGCGATACTGCAAGGGTGGGAAGTGGTGCGAGACGGCGCTTGCTGGCACCTTTATCGCCCATTTGATGCGTACGCGGTTGACACCTTTTACGGCGACTCCGCTGCACAAGTCCTTCAATTCCTCGCCAAACCATGAAAAAACCAGCTTGGTCACACTCCTCCCTCAAAGACTTCGAGAACTGCGCCCGCAAATATCACGAGGTCAAGGTGCTCAAGAACTACCCGTTCCAAGAGACCGAGGCAACGCGCTACGGCAATCAGGTCCACGAGTCGCTGGAGTTGTACGTTCGTGATGGCAAGCCGCTGCCGCCGGAGCACTCGCAGTTCAAGGAGATCGCCGACGCGCTGATCAAGAAGCCCGGGCGCAAGCTGGCCGAGCAGCAGATGGCGCTGGATGCAGACCTCAAAGTTGTGGACTGGTTTGCCAAGGACGTGTGGGTGCGCGGCATCGCCGACCTCTTGATCCTTGACGACGAGAACCTCACGGCGTGGGTGGTGGACTACAAGACGGGCAACGACAAGTACCCGGATCGTGACCAGTTGGTGCTGATGTCGATCATGGTCTTCGAGCACTACCCGCACATCCGCAAGGTCAACTCGGCGCTGATGTTCATCGTCAAGAACTCGATGGTGAAGATGCAGATGGAGCGCGACCAGAAGGATCAGGCGTGGTGGAAGTACCGCGAGCGCACGGCCCGCATCGAACAGTGCTACGAGACAGGCGTGTGGAACCCCACACAAACCCCCTTATGCAAATGGTGCCAAGTCACCGGCTGCGAGTTCAACCCGAAACATTGAAGGAGTAAGTCATGCCCTACAAGAACCCCGCTGACCGCGAAGCCTATCCCGCCTACGACCAGAAGCCCGAGGTCAAGAAGCGCCGAGCCGCACGCAACAAAGCCCGAGCCATGCTGGAGCGCGAAGGTGTCGTGCACAAGGGTGACGGCAAAGACGTTGACCACAAGAAGCCGCTGTCCAAGGGCGGCACAACGACGCGCAACAACCTCAAGGCGGTGCCCGCCAGCGCTAACCGCTCGTACAAGCGCAACAAAGATCACTCGGTGAAATGACCAGCGTAAACCACGTCATCTACACAACCGGCACCACAAGTTTTGGCAACAGCGGCACCATCCACGCACCGGGCGGCGTCATCACGGATGTAGACAAAGTGTCTGAGCGCGACCTCAACAGTGACGTGTTCAACACCAAGGTGGAGACGCTCATCAACTTGTGGCTGACAAAGTTTGGCACCGAGTGGGTGGACCTCACGGACATCATGGAGGATGCGTTCTACGGGCTGGTCTACAAGCGCCTTCGCTCGCTCAGCGAGTTGGAGGTGCACTACCTCACTGACAGAGCGCGGTACGTGTGCCGCATGCCGGAGTAAAACAATGAAGGAGAAAGCGATGGCAATTTTTGAAAGCAAAGACCAGAAGCGACACGCCCAGCAGTACGAAGAGCACCTTCAGTTGCTGAAGATGCAGCAGGAGATTGAGCACCAGAAGATGAAAGCGCGAGAGCAGCAAGCGCTGAACCAAATAGCGATGCACTCGGCAGCGATGAACTCATCGCCGGGGATTCTCGGGGGGTACGGGCTTCAGAAGAAACAAAACCCTTTCAACCCAAACAACCGCGAAGCGTTTCAAATCCCGCTGGCGCAACTTGTGACGCTGTGGCAAGCCAAGCACGGCGACCAATGGGTGGACGGCTCGCAGCCGATGCAAGAAGGCGAAGACTTCTATGCCGACGCGTGGCTGCGGCTTGAGCAGAACGGCCTGTTCGAACGCATGAATGGGTGGGCCCGCCTGAAAGAAAACGTGGAGAACGTCCTTGCAAATCGTTGACAACAAAGCACTGGTGCTGCGCACGCGCAACCCCGGCAAGTACCAAGTCATCCCCAAGCACAAAGTCCTCTCCGAGGACAACGGCACTTACGAGATCGCCGTGTACTGGGGCCTCGATGAAACACGGGTGCTGCGCAACCTCGGCGTGAAGAACGCACCCAGCCCCATCACCAAACGCTACGACTGGCCCGGGCGCTTCAAGCCCATGCAGCACCAGATCGAGACCGCCTCGTTCCTCACGCTGTACCGCCGTGCGTTTTGCTTTAACGACCCCGGCACGGGCAAGACGCTGTCCGCCCTCTGGGCAGCCGACTACCTGATGAAGCGCGGTGATGTGCGCCGGGTGCTGATCCTGTGCCCGCTGTCGATCATGCAGTCTGCGTGGATGGGCGACATCAACCAGTCAATCATTCACCGCTCCGCCGTTGTGGCCCACCATGCGCAAGCTGCACGGCGCATCGAGATGATCCAGAAGGACTACGAGATCGTCATCACCAACTACGACGGGCTGAACCTGATTGCGCAGGAGATCATCAACGACGGGCGGTTCGACCTCGTGATCGTGGACGAAGCCAACGCCTACAAGAACCCGCAGACCCGCCGCTGGAAGGCGCTGGCCTCGATCATCCGCCCCGAGACCTACCTGTGGATGATGACGGGCACCCCGGCCTCGCAGTCCCCGGTGGATGCGTACGGCTTGGCCAAGCTGGTGAACCCCGGCGGTGTCCCGAAGTTCTACACGGCGTGGCGCGACAAGGTCATGAACAAGATCAGCATGTTCAAGTGGGCACCCAAGGCCGACGCGACGGCCACCGTTTTTACTGCGCTGCAACCTGCCGTGCGCTTTACCAAGGCGCAGTGTCTGGACCTGCCCCCGGTGGTGACGGTGACCCGCGAGGTGCCGATGACCCCGCAGCAGAACAAATACTACAAACTGCTCAAGGAGCAGATGCTGGTGCGCGCAGCGGGCGAAACGATCAGCGCGGTCAATGCCGGAGTTGCCGTAAACAAGTTGCTGCAAATCTCCTGCGGCGCGGCCTACACCGACGACAAGGAGGTGGTGGAGTTCGATGCGGCCCCGCGCTTGAACGTGCTGGATGAGGTGCTAGAAGAAACGTCCCGCAAGGTCATCATCTTCGCGCTGTTTCGCTCCAGCATCGACACCATCGTTGCACACCTTCAGAAGCAAGGCATCGGCGTGGACACAATTCACGGCGACGTGGCGGCCAACAAGCGCGGCAAGATCATCAACGACTTCCAGACCACGGACACGATCCGCGTGCTGGTGATGCAGCCCCAAGCCACGGCACACGGGATTACCCTGACTGCTGCCGACACAGTTGTGTTCTATGGCCCGCTGATGAGCGTCGAGATGTACACGCAGTGCATAGCACGCGCCGACCGCAAAGGTCAAGACTCCGACAAGGTCACGGTTGTGCACATCGAGTCGAGCCCCATCGAGAAGAAGTTGTTCAAGGCCATGAACACCAAAGTAAACGACCACGCGCTGCTCGTCGGCATGTTCGACAGCGAGATAAAAAATTTGTGAAGGAAGGAGTTGCACTGACCGAATTTTCATGTAGCATGTCAAACCCTAGACAAAACAAAACCAATGGAGAACGCAATGAGTGATGTCGATGATGAGGAGTCACCCTCCTCGAAAGAAGAACCCGCGCTGGTCGCTGTCCCCATGGACAAGCTGGCGCGTGTGTATCGCAAGATGGCTGCCGAAATCCAGCGCCTGACCACCGAGTACGACTCGAAGGTCGAGGAGATCAAGCGCCAGCAGGACGCGGTCAAGAACGCACTGAAGGACCAGATGCTCGTCATGGGCGTCAACTCGGTGCGCACTGACAACGGCACTGTGGTGTTGTCTACCAAGACGCGGTACCAGACGCAGGACTGGGACTCCCTCAAGGAGTTCATCAAGAAGCACGATGCGATTGACCTGCTGGAGAAGCGCATCGCGCAGACCAACATGGCAACCTTCCTAGAAGAAAACCCCGGCGTCGTGCCCGCTGGGTTGAACTCCGTGACGGAGTATCAGATTTCTGTTCGCAAACCAACCAAGTAAGGAGAAGCACACATGAGCAATGTGACCCTGTTCAACCCGAGCCAAGTGCCGGATTTCGTCAAGCGTCGGGGCGGCCTGTCCGATGTAGCCAAGGCCCTCGCAGGTGGCAGTGGCGGCAGCAGCAAGCGCATCTCGATCAAGGGCGGCGTGTTCCGTCTGCTGTCCGGTGGCAAGGAGATTGCCAGCATCGAGGACCGCCATCTGGACGTGGTTGTGGTCAACGCCGCGCCCACCGTGAACCGCGTGTTCTACGCCAAGAAGTTCGACGCAGGTGATGTGGGTGCGCCCGACTGCTGGTCCGCCGACGGCGTGACCCCGAGCCCGGACAGCGAGAAGAAGCAAGCGTCCAAGTGCGACGAGTGCCCGCAGAACATCGCCGGGTCTGGCAACGGAAACTCCCGCGCCTGCCGCTACCAGCAGCGTCTTGCTGTGGTGCTGGCCAACGATGTGGAAGGCGACGTGCTGCAACTGGCCTTGCCCGCAACCTCAATCTTCGGCAAGGAAGACGGTGACAAGCGCCCCCTGAAAGCCTACGCCCAGTGGCTGGCCGCCCAGAACATCGACCCGACGGACGTGATCACGCGCCTGAAGTTCGACACCTCCAGCGAGTCCCCCAAGCTGTTGTTCAAGGCCATGCGCTTCCTGACCGACGGCGAGTACGACATCTGCCAAGAGAAGGCCAAGTCCGGCGAAGCGCTCAAGGCGATCACCATGACGGTGGCCAAGATGGACGGCGTGCCCAAGATCGCGGCCCCCCTTGAGGGCACTGCGCCGCGCGCCAAGGCCAAGGTGGAAGTGTCTGCTGAAGAAGACGAAGCTCCCGCCCCGCCGCCCAAGAAGGCCAAGGCCAAGGCTGAGCCTGTGGAGGAAGTCGAGGAGCCCGTGGTGCGCAAGGAGGAGAAGAAGCCCTCCGCCGTGCCCGCTGCCAAAGCCAGCCTTGCGTCCATGGTGGACGACTGGGACGACGAGTAAAAGGAGTTCGGGGGGAAAGCGGATGCTGGATCGCCGGGCTGACGGCAAAGGAGGGTTTCGTTGTTCCCCTCCTAAAAGTGATGCGGGAGATCAGCACCCGTCGGACGCAGCGAGTACCCCCACCTAAACCATGTCCTACTCAACTCAAACCGTCGAGACGGTCAAGAAGGCTCCCAAGACGCTGGGCAACCAGCTTGGGCGCTGGGCCGTGCACCTCGACTTCCCTGTGACGAAGATCGCCAAGCTGACCGGGGCGTCCCGGCAGACGGTCTACAACTGGTTCGAGGGCGGCGAAGTGTTCGTTGCCTACCGCCCAGCCGTCACTGACCTTCTAACAATTCTTCGTTCGTCGAGCACCGCCGACGACGCTTGGAGCAAAGCATGCAAGGCATTCAACCACACAACCTGACGAACCGAGAACTCCTGCGGTACATGTACATCATGGGCTTCGACAAGGTGCCCCCTGAGTGGATCAAGGAATTAGTAGAGCGCTTCGTGCGCGCGCTGGACGGCGAACATCTTGCAGACGACCTGAAATAAATAACCCGAGGATTCTGAATGACACCGCTGGATTTCTTAGCGGCGGTTCTGCCATCCCCGGGTCACGGGTACTACTGCGCGGCGGAACTAAGTAATAAAAAGGAGCACCGCTATGAGGAGAATCTTGAAGACCTGATCCCCCACATCGACGCGTGGAACGCGGCGAACTACGACATCTACTTCGCGCTGGCGACGTTTGCCGAGGAAGGCAGCCGCGAGGGCACGAACGCACGTCACATCCGGTCGATGTTCATCGACATGGACGGGTACGCCTCCAAGAAGGAAGCTGCCGCTGCGCTGGCCGAGTTCATGCAAAAGACTGGCATGGACGCGCTGGGCACGCCGTGGTTCGTTGGGTCGGGCGGGGGACTGCACGTCTACTGGCCGCTGACCGAGACTCTGCCTGTTGCCACTTGGAAACCTGTTGCCGAGAACTTCAAGCGCCTGTGCAAGCAGGAGGGGCTGCGCATCGACATGAACGTCACGGCGGACGTGTCCCGGGTGCTGCGGGTTCCGGGCACGCGCAACCACAAGAAGAAGTACGGCACGCCCCGGGAGGTGAAGTTCCTTGGCGCTGGCGACACCTTCGAGTTCGCGGCCTTCGAGGCGTTCATCAAGGACAAACTCAAGCCCGAGTTCGTGGCCAAGGTGGACGCTCCGCTGCAAGGTGTGCGCCCCACGCGCAAGCCGGGGACCACCCAGATCAAGCTGCTGCAAAACAGCGTGACCCTGTTCGAGCCGATCTACGACCGCACGATGGCGGGCACCGGCTGTGCACAACTTAA